GCTTCAGGCGCTCGGCTACGCGCACAACCAGGGCGCCGCCGGAGCCGCTGCGTGGCTGCGCACCGGACAGGTCGGCCGCGATGCGTTCGGGACCGGCGGCGATGCCTACGCCGAGGAGATCAGGCGTCGCCTCGCGCAACAGGCCCAGGCGCCCTCCGTGCCCGCCCAGGCGCCTGGCGCGAATGATGACGCCTCGCGCGGCTTCGGCCCGCTGACGCCCGTTCCAGGCGCGCCCGTGACCATCCCGTGGAACCCGCCGAAACTCGGCCCGGCGGCGAACCTCAACACGCCGTCGGGCGGCGCGATGCCGAATGGCCGGGTGAACGTTTCGATCACGCACACCAACCCGCCGCCGGGTTCGTCCGTCACCGCGCAGGCCTCCGGCTCCGGCATCGCGCTCGATCCGCCGCGCACCGAACGCCAGCAAATGCAGAACTTCTGATGAGCGGCGCGATCGGCACCATAGGATCGCTGATCCAGTCCGCCGGACGCTTCGCCAATGCGTTCGATACGTCGTCGTTCTCCTGGGCGGGCGGCGCCTGGTATCAGCAACTCCAACCGGCAAGCTGGCGCGGCGTCGGCTTCATCCTCGATGCCGCGCACAACCAGGCGGGACGGCGGACGGCGGTTCACGAATACCCGTACCGCGACACGGTCTGGGTCGAGGACCTCGGCAAGACACCGCGCCGGTTCGAGGTGCAAGGCTTCCTCGTCGGCGACGATGTCTATTCGCAGCGCGATCAGATGGTCCAGGCGTGCGAGACGCAGGGGCCCGGGACACTGGTCCATCCGACGATGGGCGTGATCTCCGTCGCGTTGCTCGAATTCGCCATCACCGACCGGCGCGAGCGCGGCCGCTATGTCGAATGCTCGTTCGTGTTTATCGCCGCCGGAGACGTGCTGTTCCCGACGCTGCTCTCGGACGCGGGAGACCTCGTGCTGCAAGGTGCATCCGCGCTCGGGCTGGGATCGGTCGCCGACCTCAAGAAATCGCTGTCGAACCTCGTTTCGGTTCCGCTCGCCGCGATCCAACCGGCGCTGTCATTCGCGAAGCAGGCGGTCTCGGCGGCGAACGATGCGGCCCGCGCGTTCAATGCCGTGCGCGGCGTCGTCGGCCTGTTCGGACGCTACGCGAGCGGCAAAAAGCAAGGCTTCCTGCCGCTGGTCGCGACCGTGTCGTCGGCGCTCTCCGCCGCGACCGCCGCGCGCTCGACGGTGCTGACCTCGGCCGCCTCGCTCGTCAGCATCGCGAACCGCATCTGATGGCCTGGGCGGACGACTTCGCCGCCGCCGCGTCCGACCTGACCGCGGCGATCGCCGCCTCGGCCAATGATCCCGCCGACGCGATCCGGCTGCTGCTGCCGCTCTGTGCCTGGATGCCGGACTCCCTGCCTGGAACCGGCGCGCTGTCCACCGCCGCGCGCGCGGGCCGCGAGGCGATCGCCGCCAACCTCCGCGCCGCCGCCTGCGCCGATCTCGCGCGGTCCGCCGCCGCCTATCAGCCGTCGTCCTATCAGGACGCCCAGGGCCTGCGGACGATCGTCTGCGCCGCGCTCGATGCCGAGGCGACCCGTTGCGCGGATGCCGGACGCGACCAGACCTGGGCCGCGCTCCGTTCGCTCCGCGCCGCCGTCGCGCTCGATCTCGGCCAGCGTGGCGCGTCACTGCCATTGCTCGTGACGATCCGCACCGCGCAGTCGACGCCGTCGCTCGCCGAGACGTGGACGCTCTATCAGGATACGCCGCGCGAGCCTGACCTCGTCGCCGCCGCCGATCCGCCGCATCCGCTGTTCATGCCGCTCTCGTTTCCGGCGCTACAGAAATGAGCGACGCGCTTGCCGGGATCAAATCGCTCCTGCCGAAGGGCGCCGCCGATCCGCTGACGCTGACGGTCGGCGGCAACAAGCTGACCGGCTGGCAGCGCGTGATGGTCCGCCGGTCGCTGGAAGCAATCCCGGCGACGTACGAACTGGAAGTGACGGAACGCTATCCCGGCGCGGCTACGATCGACGTACAGCCCGGTCAGCCGTGCACCGTGAAGATTGGCGCCGACCTCGTCATCACCGGCTACGTCGACCGCTACGCCGCCCAGATCGCGCCGAACGGCCACGCCGTCCGTATCCAGGGCCGGTCGAAGTCCGCCGACCTCGTCGACTGCGCCGCGTTCGACGGCACGCACGACAAACCCAACCTGCAAATCAGCCAGGGCAACGCGCTGTCGATCATCAAACGGCTCGCCGGACAGTATGGCGTCGAGGTCGCCTCGATCGCCGGAGACGGACGCGACATCAGGCAATTCAATATCATCCCCGGCGAGACGACCTGGGAGGTCATCGACCGGATCACGCGCTACTCGCAACTGATCGCCTATGACATGCCGGACGGCTCGCTGCGGCTCGCGCAGGCGGGAAAGGAGAAGATGGCCTCGGGCTTCGCGCTGGGACAGAACATCCAGGCGGCGTCCGTGGTCTATTCGATGGACGAACGGTTTTCCGAATACGAGGCGCTGATCACATCGGTGCAGGTTTACTTCACCGATGGCGGCACGCCGCCGCCGCGCGGTTCGATCGTCAATGACAAGGGCGTGCCGCGCTATCGCAAGCACTACATCATTTCGGAACAAACCGACCTCGGCACGCCGCTCGCGGAAGCCCGCGCGGTCTGGGAAATGAACCGCCGCCAGGGCCGCTCGACCGCCGTGCATCTGACGTGCGACGCATGGCGTGACAGCGCGGGCGCGCTCTGGGCGCCGAACCACGGCGTCAGCATCAGCGCGAAAGAACTCAAGGTCCCGGCACTCGACTGGATCATCGCCGACGTGACCTACATCCGCGACGAGAACGGCCAGCGCGCCGACCTGACGCTGATGCCGTCCAATGCGTTCCTGCCGGAGCCGGTCGGCACACCGGGCGTGATCTTCACGACCGATACGACGAAGAAAACCAACCCGACCGCGCCGGACAATCCGAAGCCGCCAACGGACGGAAAGGAAAAGATCGTGGTCGGACCCGGCACCGCATGACGACGGCCGAGCGAACCTACCGCCGCGTCCAGACCGCGATCGGGACCGGGCGGATTACCGCGACGGACGACAGCAAGGCGGCGCACTCAGCGCAGATCGCGGTCGGCCCCGGCGAGACGATCGACAATGTCCCGGTGATCCAGATTTACGGCCTCGCCTCGCACGCGCGGCCGGGATCGGATGCGACGCTGCTGTTCGTCGGCGGCGATCGTGGCAAGCCGGTCGCGGTCGCGACCAACGACCAGCGCGCGCGGCTTCGCAATCTCAAGCCCGGCGAGGTCGCGCTCTACACCGACCAGGGCGATACGATCACGATCCAGCGCGGCGGCACGATCGTCATTCATTGCGCGACGAAGGTCCGCATCGAGGCGCCCCGCCTGGAATGCACGGGCGATATCGTCGCGCAGTGCGACGGCACCGCGATCAGCCTGCTGACGCACAAGCACCGCGACGTGCAGAGCGGCGGCGGGACCTCCGGGGTTCCCGTTCCGTGACCGGCTGGATCGAGACTGACGGCCTGCCGATCGCGCCGCCCGCCGTCCTGCCGTTGCCGGTTGCCGGTTGCCAGGGGGATATCCGTATCCTCTGGGACAACCTCAATACGATCGGCGACTGGTCGCTCGCCGAAGGCGATCTGCAAACCGGCCAGGACCTCGAAACCGCGTGCCTCGTCTCGCTGTTCACCGACCGGCTGGCGACGCCGGACTTCGTGCCAACAGATGGCACGTCCGACCGGCGCGGCTGGTGGGGCGATGTCTATCTGGACCAACCGCTCGGGTCCAATTTGTGGCAGTTGGAGCGGGCCAAGAAAACGCGCAGTACGCTCGGCATCGCGCGCGACTATTCGATCGCCGCGCTGCAATGGCTGATCGATGACGGCGTCGCGCAAACGGTCGCGGTCGATACCGCCTGGATCGGCGCCGCCGGTTCAACGCTGCTCGGGATCGGCATCGCGATCACGAAGCCGGACGGCACGTCCACCCGCTTCGCCTACGGTTGGGCCTGGGACGGTCTCGCCGTCCTGCGCCTGCCGCCGGGACTGCTGACGAGGGCCTGACAGATGCCGTTCGCCCGACCAGGGATCACCGAACTCCGCTCAAGCGCGGTGCAGGATATAGAAACCAGCGGCGTCCCCGGTCTCGACGGCCTGCTCCGCAACGCCGTCCTTCGCGTGCTCGCCTGGGTGATGAGCGGTCTCGCTTACGGCGTCTATGGCTACATCGACTGGATCGCCCGCGAAGCGGTGCCGTTCACGGCGACGGACGAATACCTGGTGGGTTGGGCGGGCCTGATCGGTATCTGGCGCAAAGACGCGACGCCCGCCTCCGGAACCGGCGCGCAGTTCTCCGGCACGTCCGGCACCGTGCTGCCGACCGGCTCGGCGCTGACACGCCAGGACGGCACGCCGTTCACGACGACGGCGGATGGTACGATCGACGTGACCGGCTTCGTGACCGTGCCGATCCTCGCCGAGGTCAACGGCGCGGCGACGAACTGCGATCCGGGCATGACGATCTCGATGGACGCGCCGATCACCGGCATCAACTCCGGCGGCATGATCACCGGCTCGATCACCGGCGGCGCCGATCAGGAGAGCGACGACGAACTCCGGACGCGGATGCTGTTCAAGTATGCGATGCCGCCGCAGGGCGGCTCGGAGGCGGACTACATCGAGTGGACGACCGAGGTCCCTGGCGTCACCCGCGCCTGGATACTGCCGCAGGGCCAGGGGCCGGGAAGCGTCACGGTCTATGCGATGCTCGATGACGTGAACACGGCCTCCAACGGCTTCCCGGTCGGCACCAACGGCGGCGCGACGGCCGAGACGCGGATCACGGCGGCGACCGGCGACCAGTTGACGATCGCGAACCACATCTATCCGCTGCGTCCGGTCACGGCGCTGGTCTATGTCGCAGCACCTGTCGCGACCGCGATCAACGTCGGCCTGACCGCGCTGCTGCCGAACGATGCCGCGACGGTCGCCGCGATCACCGCGTCGCTGAAGGATATGTTCCTGGCGTTCGGCGAGGTCGCCGGGACGATCTATCCGTCGCAGCTTTACGAGGCGATCTCGCAAACGCCCGGCGTCGAGCATTTCACCATGACCGCGCCCGCCGCCGCCGTCACCGCCGCCGCCGGTCATCTTCCCGTGCTGGGCACCGTGACGGTCTCCTGAATGCCGACGCTCCAGCATACCGCCGCGGACTACTTCTGGCAGTTCCA